ATGGGTGGGAATAGCTAAACGTAAGCAACCGAACAGAGTCTTTTATTGCAATGTTAGACAAGCCGATGACTCGTAGTGAGACTGACAGTAATGCTCTTCCAAGAGGAAGGCTAACAAGGCGGCATGAAACAAACTATGCACGTCAACGTGACGTAAGAAACGTGACATATCGGAGAGACGGTAAACTGCCTCATTAGCTCAATCGTATAGAGCAATTGCCTTCTAAGCAATAGGTTACAAGTTAGAATCTTGTATGGGGCGCCATTCTAAAGCACATCTGAAGTACAGAGACACAACGGCAAGTGAAACCGTTGCGAATGATAGAGAGAAGTGTGCTTTGAAATGGCAATAAAACCACGCTTGAGCCTTGCAAGCATAAAGAAAGGTATTTAATGGCTCTTTGTTGAGTTGGTTGTGGAAACCGACACTTTTAACACTAAGATAAAAATTAGTTTAATGCTAACTTTGGAAAAAACGCAATGGGTTCAAATCCCGAAAGAGCCACCATCTAAAGCCGTTCTCACAATGCGAATGGAATCGCCCAGTCTTCTTGAAAATTGATATGGAATCGAGAGCGGCTCTAGCTGGTTACAGCATAGCATAATAAAAAATATCTCCTTTATAAGATTGGTTAAACCCCTAGTTGCTTATAGCTGGCTCTAGGGGATTTTTTTACCATACGAGGTGAAGTTGAATAAGTAAAATAAGGGAATATATGGTAAACTATTTTCTAAGATTAGTTCAGTTATGGGGAAATTTTGTGAATCAATTATTTGCTAGATTTAGCAATGTTGAGGGAATGAATGCGCGTTCTAACGTGCTTGTCAGTCTGCTGTGGTTGTTTTTTCTTACGCTTTGCTCAACCATCACTTACGGAATATGGGGTGAAAAAGAAATCGTGCAATATATTCTGCTTGCCTTTCTTGCGGTTGAATTATTCACGATTATTGGCGTTTATGTCTATTTTGCCGTGAACAATCCCGATTGCCTGCGCTCTGAAACGTTTACACTTTCTAAATTAGCCATGGAAAAAGGGCATATTGGTGACGGTGTAAATGGCATCGAACAACGCGAACCCGATCAACACCAAACACCAGTGATTATCGGAGTGAAAGATGATTAAAAAATACATCATTGTTGCGAGTGAAGATATTAATGCTGCTTTGCAAGATAAAATCACCAATTATTTCCAAGAAAAAGAAATGAATATTTGGCACTGGATTACCAATGTTTGGCTATTGATTGATGACAGCGGTGTATCGCGCAATCAAATACGTGATGATTTATTAAAATTTGTAAAATCAGGGCCATTGCTAATTTTTGAAGTAAGCGACCCTGCGCAATGCACCGGCTTTACATCGCCGAAACAAGCGAAATGGATATTAGATAACTGGATTAATGACGAACCTGTTTTTTAATCCGCATACTTGACAACCCCGCTACTCTTGGATTACGATTACCGCACTACTTAAATCCAGCGGTTATCCGCACCCGACAGCATAGCGGTTTTTTTATGCCTAAAATTTAAATCTACAGATCTGTAGATTTATAAAATCCTCAGATCTGAGGATTTACAATGGACGGGTCGAGAGAGCCTAATAAAATACCGAAAGGAAATAAGCTCCGCCGACTGGATTCGGTAGTTGAAGCCCGTCTAACCTACTACGGTTAGACGATACACTAAACTAAAAATCCAGAGGCATAAAAAATGTCAAATTTACAAATCTTAACCCAATCTATCCGCACTTTTGAAAATCTTTACGCATTAAACGATCTACATATTGCCAGTGGCGGAAAATCAAAACATCAACCATCTAATTTTGTGCGCCTTGATACCACAAAAGCACTGATTGCCGAAATCGAAAAAGACAACCAACATGCCTTAAAAATTATTCGAGGCACCAACGGCGGAACCTACGCTTGCGAGGAGCTTGTCATTGCCTATGCCATGTGGATTAGCCCACTGTTTCATCTGGTGGTGCTCCGTACGTTTATGGCAATGCACCGCAACCAAGCACAACAGTTATCTTTGCCAGAACCTGAAAAGAAATTCACCTTTGAATTTACTGAGTACGAATTACAACAGCTTGCTTGGTTGTGGTTCGCTTTCAAACGTGGCGTAGGCACATTCCAACATATTGAGAGAGCCTTTAACGTTTTAGGCTCAAATATGAGCTCTCAAATCTACGGACAGGCTTACGAATATTTAAGCGTGCTACGCTCAACCAATCAAATCTTAAACCGCATCACAAGTGATTTTAACATCGACCAAATGACAAACTGGCGTGTATTAAAACACTTGAGAGGCTTTAATCCAAAAGCAGTCAAAATAGACTTCTAAAACAACGGAAAATCCGACCGCACTTTTGAAAAATCGTGTGGCGGATTTTTACACCCTAAATTCACTAAATTGATTAAAAAGGAATCAAAAAATGGAAAAATTTACTGATGTATTCGCAGAAATCACACGACCTTTAGCAAAGATTGCTTGTGCGATGTTTATTGCTTTTTTGATTGGCGGAATCTCCTATTGTTTTGCAAGTGAGCCTACCGCACTAGAGCGTGAACAAGCAAGAGTGCAATGGATTGCCGAGAACGGGCAATACCAACCAAATCTAACAGAGCCAGCCAAGCAACAAGCTATGGCATACACAAACATCAAACAAAAGGAATTAGACGATGAAAGAAAAAAAGACTTATAGAGTTGATATAGAAGAAGTGAATGGCGCATTTAAAGCATCTTTCTTCGTCAATGGTCGCCTAATTCACAAAACGTACCCACAACATTCAAAGCAAAACGCTGTGATGTTTATTAATAGACATATCGAGCGTTACAACGCTATGTATGGAACACGCTTTCGCTTAATTGGCGATAACAAGCCAAAGGCTAAAGTTAAAGAGAAAGAAATAAAAATTCCAAAGTCTGTTAGCAAACGAAAATTCATCTCTCCATCAATGACTAAGTCGCTTGATAAATTTGATAATTACATCAATCAAAGACAATCAAAACAAGATGATAAAGACTTCTTCATCTTCTTGGATTTAAAACAAATGTTTGGCGTTCATCACGCAACCGCTATGACTGCAGTATGTCGTGGCGAACTTCCGCAACCCAAAACGTTAATCATCAACGGTAGCCGAGTTAAAGGCTTTCAGTTTGATGATGTGAATAACTTTTTCGAAATTATAAGAGGTGTATCAAATGGAAAGCCTACAAGCACAATGGGAACGCAAAACGTTCAATGATCATGACCGTAGATGTTGTGCCGAAGATGCGTATAACGAGGCGGTAGAGCGTGAAATTGAGTGTATCGAAGAAGATATTTCAAATGGTGATAGCGAAGAACTCTGTAAGTTTAGTGAAAAGGCGTTTGAAGATGATGATTTTGTGAAAGCTATCGCACTCGGAAATGATGTTGAAGAAATGCGAATTTGTATTCTTAAATCTCTTGCCGAAGAGCGAATTGAACAGCGGAGAAAAGATTATGAAAAAGGATTCATTCTCAATGATTAATCGTAAAGAGCAAGACAAAACCGCTAAAGAAGAACAAGAGCGGAAATTGAACGAATTTCAAGACTGGCTAATGAGTGGAATTATAGACCCACAAAGAGCAAGTGAAATCATTGAGCTGTATTACGAAGAAAACCCATTTTAGGTGAAATAATGAAGATTTATATTGATATTGAAACAATCCCAACGCAAAGCAAAGAACATCAAGAATTTGTGTGCGAAAACCTTACACCGCCAGCAAATTATAAGAACGAAGAAACAATTAACAAATGGCTCGAAGAAAACAAAGAGCTTGCTGTTAATAAGACTTCTCTAGATGGTGCGTTCGGTGAGGTTGTAGTGGTTAGCGCTGCAATTAATGATGACGAAGTGGTCACGTTTTATCGCAAAGATTGGCAAGTCAAAGACCGTGAGAAAGATATTCTGACACGGTTTAATAACTGGCTAAAAGAACAGGCTAACCGATGTAAAACCGTTCCAGTGTTTATCGGGCATAACGTAACGAGTTTTGACGGATTGTTTTTGTGGCAACGCTGCATCATTAATGGCGTAAAACCATACTACAAAATGGATAAACGAAACACTTACGACACAATGTGGGAATGGTGCGGATATAACCGAGAATCTAAACCTAGTCTTAATAAGCTATGCCAAGTGCTTAATATCGAACAGAAAGGCGATATTGACGGTTCTAAGGTATGGCAGGCGGTACAAGGTGGCCGCATTGATGAAGTCGCTGAATATTGCGCTAAAGATGTTGAGCGAGTGCGAGCGATTTATAAACGAATGAATTTTGAGGTGTAGAAATGAGTATTTACGCAAAGTTAGCGCAAGCACGTGTGAAGTTACAAAAAGAGAACTTAAAGAAAACTGGTAATAATAGAAGTTTTAAATACTTTGAATTAAAGGATTTTCTTCCAAGAGTTAATGAAATCTTTGAAGAATTAAAGATGTGCGCTGTTGTTCGATATTCTTCTGAGCTTGCCACGCTGACAATATACGATTGCGAAAAGGATGAAAGCATTGAATTTACCTCTCCAATGGTTCAAAAAGCCTTGCCATCAGGTACGGAAATTCAAAACCTTGGCGCTATTCAAACTTATCAACGTCGCTACCTATATTTGACAGCGCTTGAAATTGTTGAGGATGATTTGGTTGATAGCATTCCACCAGAAAAGGCAGAGCAAAAAAAGCAAGAATCTCAAAAACACTACAACAAATCAACGCCGCCGAGTACGAGCTCTACTCCGGAAAAACCCTCTCAAGCTGACAAAAAAACAGTGATTGAAAAGCTGAAAGATGGCTTGCGGGAATGCAAAGACAAGCGAGAGCTTGAACAACGATATGCGAAACAGCTTCCGTGGCTTGAGCAAAATTACTCGGAACTGATTGATGAATATAATTCGTTT